TATTCGTCTATGGTCATGATTGCAAAATATTCGAAATCGATTGTAACAGATTCGTCTTCTGTATATTTCTTGATGTCTTCGGAAACTACGATATCATCACCGCGCATCTCCAGCGCTCCTGTAAATCTTCCATGAACCGCCATTGAAATGTTTAGGATTTTAGACATATCCATGGCGGCCTTCTTCTCGAAGCGAAGGGGCACTGTGGATGTACCCCCGTTCTTCAGATGGGAAGGGACGAGTTTCTCGTGGAAGGAACGCTCGTACACATAGTATCCGGGACGAATTGCGTTACTCATATTTTTTTCAATATATTTTTTTACATTGAAAAAACGATAACAACGCATTTATAGACTTTTTATTGACAGGGTCAAATGACAATCAAATGACAATCATCGTGTTCCTCCGAGAATACGCCCATGAGTCATGATAGTAGACCCGCCGCCGTTGTTGATGTAATCGCCGCACGTCAACTCCAATAGCATAGAGTGGTCGTTCCCCGCGGTAATTGGTATAATATTTCCACGAGAATCCGTGAAAGATATGTTTAGTTTGTCGATGGATGCGAGCGGATTCTGAAAAATGGTCGGAGGAATACTGACACCGAGTGAGTCAATATAGAAATTATTGGAAATTGATAAAAAAAGGGGGAGTTTGGCAAAGCAGAAATTAATACCACTGGAATTAGAAGTTCCGTCAACTTGATTAAAATTATCGATTTTTATGAACACATTTCTTCTCGAGGGAACGAATTCTGGAAAAGTTATATTGAGGAGTCTCGCTTCCCACACATTCCTGTATCTAGAAGGCAGGGGCATCTGGTACTGATCCGGAGTTGGATATATCGCCGTATCTCTTCCCGCGGAGTCAATATTTATAGTATGCTTGGTTAACATTATTTATTATCTATGAATATTATTTTATTTTAAATTCATCGAGTTCCGCCCATGATACGCCCGTGAGTCAGAATAGTAGACCCACCACCGTTGTTTACGTAATCACCGCATGTCAATTGTATCATCATCGTGTGATCATTACCTGCATCGGGAATCGGTATCAAATTGCCGAGTGAGTCGGTCATTGATATGCTTAGTTTGTCCAACGATGCTATAGGATTCTGCAATATGTTCTCAGGAATACTGAAGTTCAGAGAATCTATAAAGAAAATATTTCCACGTTCGCTGAATAATGGGACTTTCGCAAAGTAAGAATTCACACCACCAGGGCCAACGTCATCTATAAAATTCAGTTCGTTTATTCTGACGTATACGTATTTTCTCTGTGGCAGAACGTCCGGGAAATCCATTTGTAAGAGACGAGCTTCGTGTATGTTTCTGTATCTGCTGGGCAATGTGATCTGATATTGCGCCGGTGATGGATATGCTGACGTATCTCTGAACGTGGAGTCTATATTCACGATGTGTTGAGTTAATGGCATTTACTTTTACAAATATTATTTTAAATTAAAAAAAATCATTCGCTGTCAAACATAATATCATTGCTGGCGGGTGTCTCGTCATCTTCACCATCATCATCATTTAGGAATGCGAAGTTCTCCATCTTTGATGGCTTCTCGGTCACCAGCAGCTGAAGAGCCTGGAAAGTCACGCCCCAGCTAGTACCGGAACCGATGAACCATACACTGGCGATTTCGGCAATCACCTTGACGGTAGCGCCACGAGGCACATCTTCCACGGAAATGATGCTCTTGTCAGTGTCAAATACCTGCACATTTGGCTTGCCATTCCTGATGGAAATCTTGGTCTTGGTCACAGGGGCATACTTACCGGATGGGTCAGCCTTTGTAAGCTTGCGATAGGTGTCCTCAAGCAGCTCACGGCTCTTTTGCTTGCCGAACCAAGCCACACTATTTGTGTAAGCGGCGTCAATCAGGTGGTGGTCAAACTCGGTGAGCTTGTTGAAGAGCAGCAGAGTGTTCTCGTTGGTCTCATACCCGCGGAAAGACAAGTCAACGCTGTAAGACATGGGATCGTTCTCTGGGCGGTCGCGGTAAGCAGAGATGCCGAAAGGAAGGTTCATCGCAGGGAACTGTAGGGTGACCTTGGTCTTAGTACCATTCTTATCGACGATGGGGATAAACTTGCCACCCATCTTGTTCTTCTCGACGGGGCCGAAGCAAATAGCAGCGGGCTCAAAAGTCTTGGCGGTGTAGATGGGAGCCATTGTGAAAGTAAAGTGGTTGTGTTGAGGGCTATTAAGTTGTTAATTCGGGGGGCTTTGTTTGGCTTTATTACTTATGAGAACTACCGGTGGTGAAGAAGATACAATACTATTTCCACACCGCTTTTATACATCGGCGTGTGGATATGCGAGTGCCAGGGGCAAATGACAATTACGATTGTGCCATATTGACAAATAGTTTACGACCACACAAAACACTTTACATGCATGTAAAAGTTTTCAAGAAAATAAAAAAAATAAAAAGAATAAAAAAAAATAACTACTTGTAGTTCTCGACTGATGTGCCGCATTTTAACTACAAGTAGTTCGATTTTTTTTTCTTTTATTAATTTAATAAAAATTTTTGCATTCATAAAAAGATGGAAATAAAAACATACAATATCAGGCTGCATGTATGTGGCTGTGGTTACAACACGACTGATAACGGCAATGCTAGCAAACACAAAAAAGTGGCATGTGGTCATACGATGACGAATGAAATGACGGAATTTGTTTTGAAGAAAGATCACTTGGCGTCTCATGTCACTAATAATGACAACAGAGTAGACAATAGCCACAATCATATCGGTGATAATATTGATAACAGCACCAATATCACTAATGTAACCCTGGTTCTTCCCGAGAGGACGACCAAAGAGGACTTCTTGGAGTATCTACGAGAGCTTGACCATTTGGGATATAGAGCACCCGAACAAATCGCGACGATGCCTGGGAAGATGCTGATGTTCACGAGAGACGCCAAGAAAGTTCCGGGAGCACTTATAGAAAGAAACAAGAAAATCATAGAAAAACTACCGGATGGAACCGAACGTGTGATGGGAAAGAAGAAAGCGATACAAACATATACACACGAAGCGGTAGATGCTTTGTGTTTGCAACCGCCTGCGAATGGTGTGGTCGATTTTTTAGAAACGGAACGTGGTTCTAAAAGAACGAAAATGTCATTACAGGATGCTGCGAAGTTGCGTGTGACCAATCCCAGAGAATATCATCAAGGTGTGCCTGAAGATGTAAAATTTCGCCATCAAAAAATAGAGAGCCATACGGAGAAAGCGTTGGATAAGATAACCACTGAGAACAAAACGAATGGTTTCCTGTGATTGTGTGTCTGTGTGATTTAATAAGATTTTACATCATTTGTGTGGTTTAAAATCAATTAAAATAAATTAAAGGAACTTGTCATACATATTATCTTCGGGGCTCTTGACATCGGTGTCTTCGGCAGTGTCTTCGGTAACGTCATCACCATCGTCATCACCATCGTCCACGAAGGAAAATCCTGCGAGCTTGTTGGGCTTCTCCACCACGAGAAGCTGCACCGCGCGCCAAGTAACGCCCCATGCGGTGGATCCTACCTGCCAAATGCTGGCGATCTCGGCAATCACCTTCACCGTGGACCCACGAGGAACATCTTCGATGCCAATTGGTGTCTTGTCGGTATCGAAGATTTGGACATTGGGCTTGCCGTTCATGATGGAAATCTTGGTCTTGAGGATAGGAGCATACTTGCCTGACGCGTCAATCTTTGTTAGCTTGCGATAGGTGTCCTCCAGGAGCTCGCGAGACTTCTGCTTGCCAAACCAAGCGACGCTGTTGGCATGAGCGGCATCGATCAGGTGCTGGTCGAGCGCATTCATCTTGTCGAGCAGGAGCTTCACGTTCTGGTTCTCGTCGATTCCGCGGAAGGACATATCTGCGCTGTAAGACACGGGCTCGTCTTCTGGCTTCTCGCGGTATCCCGAAAGTCCGAAGGGGAGATGGAGAGTTGGGAACTGCAGAGTCACACGTGTCTTTGCACCCTGATCGTTGGTAAGAGGGATGAACTTGCCACCCATCTTGTTCTTCTCAACGGGGCCGAAGTAGATGGAGGCGGGCTCGAAGGTCTTAGCGGTGTAGATGGGAGCCATTGTAAGTAAAGTGGTTGTGTTGAGGGTTGTTAAGTTGTTAATTGGGGGCTTGGGGGGTTCTTGGTTTGTGTGTTTCTTATGAGGAGTGGGGGTGGTGGTGAGGAAGATACATTACTGATGTACACACCGCTTTTATACATCGGCGTGTTAATATGATGGTGCCAGGGACAAACGACAAACACCCAGGTCAAGCCAACCTCTAGTTAGATTGTTTTACACCAGGAGGGTTGGTTCCGCCATCTCCGCCACGGCGTACGTCTCCAGAAGCTTCCCACATGCTTCCGAACAACGCACTGGGGAACTCCTCGGTGCGAATGTATGTGTCCAGATCTCTAGGCAAGTATCTGTATTGAATCTCTCGAGGTCTGTCATATGTCAACGAATTTGTGACAACAAGTATTATTCCCGTGAACATAAGGAAGAGGAAGAAGGTTCCGAGACTCATTTATATAATCAAATAAGATTTTTTGAGCAAAAACAAATGCGGCGAGTGATTGACGAACGATGTCGGTCAAAAAAATCTTAACCGTTTGTATGGATGAACTGCCATCAGACGTTGTTAGAAAAATCTATGTAAAATATTGCGGTCTCAGAAACGCGGACGAGATGAGAAAAGCAGCCCATAAGGTAGCTGTCACAGTAAGCGATTATTTGGTCCATGCTCTTAACACCAAGGGGCACTACACATATTACCCCCCTACTATGTGCCATCTTGTAAACTTCTCAGGACATGTTAGGATATATGGTACGGGGAGAATAGTAACACTTCATTTTTGTGACCGTCAGCTGACAGTGATTTTAAAAATTAAGCCACGAGAAAATGTATACATGATCACGGAGTGCGATTATGATACTTGCGATATGTTCGCCATCTTGGCTATGACACTGTTGCTAGAACATTTTAATACCCGCATCGCTATTGTGAACGCACGTCGTCCTACCAAATCGTGGATAAAATTCCATCTTCGTGATAAACTCATTTCTGATCTCTCTGTCGAAACGAACATCTCGGTGTATAGACTAGAGAAGATCCTCGACAGTCATTGAAAGAAGCTTATGTGTATACTAATGACATCCGTGACCATTAATGGTCACTGTAAATACGGTTTGTCGATACAAATATGTAATACGCATCTAAAAAATATTTGATACATATTATATAATGAACAGAGTGATACTAGAAAACGCATTGCGTCCTTTATACCAAAATATGAATATAGTTGGTTCCCGCGGCCCTGTACCGAGTTGGGTATTCCCGGCAACAATCGCAACTGTCGTTTTATTGACATTCATCCTGATAATGACTGTGAAGATTTACGAGATGATGTCTACCGGGAAATGCTTACTATGCGGTCAGTCTCATAGAAAAAATTGATCAGTCGTCGAAATACAATTTGTCGATACGAACTATAATCATATTGACATATGTAAGTATTAGTATAGAATGTATTTTTACAAAGATGCCATATAAGAATAAGTCCAAGAAGCTAAACTCGAAAACATCACCAAGAAGATGTATATATTATTTGGCCGTATGTAAAAACACGAAAGTTAATTATATTAGTGTTATATATAATGGCGTTTCCCACTGGCACCATCAACGACGAGGATAAACTCTTCCCAGAGCTTCCAAACAACAACATCGCCCCAATTCGCCCCCAGCAGGACGACGTGTGGGGGAAAGATGGAGATGCGTTCTTTTACAACGGGACGACGAAGATGAACTGCCCTGCCGGACTCGTATGGAACTCGAGTCTCAAGTCATGCTCCTATCCGTTGAGTCCAATCGACACCAAGAAAGCATTCTGTGATAACGTGGACGAAGCATATGTTTTGTACAAAAAGGATAGAGATGGTGGTAAGTCCGCGGCGGATGCGATAAAGTCGCTTCAGACAAAATATGCCGGAATCGGCCCTCAATCCCAGAAGTTATTAGAGGACAGATACATAGCTTCGAAGCCCCCCGCGCCTACTCCTAAGCCTCCTGCGCCCAAACCCCCACCACCTACCCCTAAGCCTCCTGCGCCCAAACCCCCACCACCTACCCCTAAGCCTCCTGCGCCAACGCCAGATGTCGGGGCCCCGCCTTCGGGGTCTATCGTGGCTGAGACTCTCAAAGATTTTAGCAAAGGCAAAGGTGTAGATGACTCTCTAGTGTTCCCTCGTGGTGCGGCACCGGAGATCGTCAATATTACACAGATAGCTCCAAGACATTTCAAGTTCGTACTTCGTCACCGGGGTAACCCATGGTCCCCGTATAACCCACGTGGTACCAAAGGGGCTTGGTATGATGGCGACAGGGACTTATCCTGGAACGAAGGAAAGCGTGATGGGAAATATCATGACAAATCTCGCGCGGAAGTCTCCGGCTTACCCGCCAAAATTTCTAACGGAGAAACTTGGGAGATTGCGACTACGGTGAAACTGGACAAAAATTTTGTGCCGTCACGGAGTTACTGCAATCTTATGCAGCCCGTTTTTGATGGTTCGTTCTTGTCTCTAACCGGAATCAAAGGCGATAATGTTACGGGGAGTTTGTTCGTTTTCCCGGATGGTATTGGGAGCGGGATAAAGACCGCAAGAGACATATCAATTCCTAGGGAACAATGGGTATCTATAGTCGTTCGTGTAAAGTTCGCCAAGGACGGGTTTTACCAGATGTCGATCAACGGCGACGCTTTCAAGGGGATTAATCTAGATACCACAAAGGCAAGGTTTCCGTATAGTAATAAATGGGGCTTATATTGTACGGCCACCACAGACGTGAATGGAAACCCGATGAACGACAGCATAGTCGAACATAAAAATATTTACATGCGGAAGGTGTGAATATAAAATGTTTGATACTACTAAATGTCCAAGTGGGTTATCATCACGGTTTCTGCCGTTCTCGTAACGGTCGGGATAATATTCGGGGCATTGATTTATTTGCT